GAAAGAAAACAAGCTTTACATCGAGAGGGGTAAGTTTGGTAAACAGCAGTTTGAGTTTACAAACGAGAACCTCAAGACTTTGAAAGATGCACCTCAGTCTTATTACTATGACACTCTAGTTCCACAGTTGCAGATTAAGTTTAACAAGCACAACAAAAAAAGTTTCTACAGTTCTCACACAAACCAAAAGATGCAGAAAGGAAACATGAAGTGTTGGATTGGTAAGACTGAATTAGTGGATGTGGCTACAGCTCGTAAGATTGCAGATAAAAATGAAAGTCTTGTAAGACAGGGTATTGACCCAACTGATTCTCAGCCAGTAGTTCAGACTGCTAAACAGCCACCTCTTGAGACTGATTCCAGTGGCATGGTTATATGGAAGGAGTTTGTAGGTTACAGATATAGTGAGCTGGACATCATGGGTATCGCTCTGGAAGATAACAAGGTCAATGTGAACCAATGTAAAAAAAGTTTCAGAAGTGGTTTGTTTTCAAACACAGCACAGCAAGCTTTTGATATGTGGAAAAATGATAACATGACCATAGGACAGATTTGTCACAAGCAACTCATGGAGGCTGGTACTCCAGAAGAAAGACCATGCTCAGTGGCTAACATGTTGATGAGCAGAATACTAAAAGCCATCTGGCACTTTGGCACAGAAGAAGAGAAGAGTTACATTTACAAAGATGGAGGTGAGTCGTGAAAACACCATACGATAAACTGTTTGAATTTTACAAAGACAAACACTGTGTGACTTTTGTTAAGAAAGAAGACTTTGACTATGTATCAATAGTCGAGGCTTTCACTGATAGGCAAGAAGCAGTAAAGTTTCTGACCAAGTGCAAGAAGGATGGAACCTACGTTGGGTATGCAGACCTTAGTGCTTTTCCACCTATGGCTGTCCAGAAGTGGATAGAGCTACAGGGTGACGCTAAATTACCTACGACAGAGATACACTGATGTCTGATAACGAAGAAGTTTTACAAACCAAAGGTGTGGTCGCTCATATCAAGAAGGTCTGTGAAGATGAGATCGCAACACTGGAAGATAGGTTGCCAGCTGTCACAGACTTACTTGAGAAAGACCAAATCTTAAAAGAGATAGATGCTCTGAACCAGATAGCAGACGAAGCTAATACCAGAGCTGAAGGTATCATCAAAGAATTAGAAGAAATAAGGAGGAAAGGTTAAGACCTTTCTAGGGGTGATTTATTTATGAGACAAATGAGCAATGATCTCCCAAGCTGCGTTAGGTTCAGGTGGCGTAATCCCAGTAAATGTGTGCGACACATCATCGTTGCTCGCTTTGAAATAAGCATTAATGGATGTTAATTTACTACTGAACCTACTTTTATTAACTATGGAGAAAGATAATGGAGAGATATAACAGCACGTTGGACTTACTGTTCAACTCAAACTACAGACAGGTAGGACCTGATGCAATGAAACGTATTATGAAAAAGAGGCTGGATGCTGACCACGATCTAGTGGGTGGAGCTGACTATGTTATCGGTGTGTGGAAAGATGGTAGGCTCAAGTATCAACAGGATGAGCCACTGGCTGTGAAGGCTTTGGAGATGTTATGAGCAAAAGAATAGCCAGTAGAAAGAAACAAGCTATGCTCAAGCGTTACGAGATCAGGAAAGAGAACGAGAGAAAGTTAAAGGAAAATAAATTATGAGCAAGATAGATATAAGTTTAGATGATAATAGATCAGCCTTCGATAAGTTTTGTGAATCTATGTTTGCTAAGTACAAAAAAGAAAAATCACGCAACAGAGAAAAAGACGTACTGAGCTACAGTGATTACAGAACTCAACACAAGATGTTTTTGAGACAGAAGTACCGGGAGAAGAAAGCAGCTGCTCTTAGGAAGAAATTAGGCCTAGATCGGAAATGAAACCAGACACAGAATTTGCAGAGGGTGTCTACACCATCATCACTGGATTTATGGATGGAGCTAAGTCTGTACAGTCATTGGAGTCTTACTATCTAACCAACAAGAAAGCTATCGCCACCATGAGAGAGCATAGCGAGGAACATTACCAAAAATTAATACAAAGCTTCAAGGAGGCAAAGGATGCGATTAATACTAACAGAATACGACAAGGGCATACTGATCAAGCTACTGGGGGAGAGGGGCAGAGAACTACAGAAGAAGAAGATAAACGTAGCAGAAAAGAAAGAGCTCGACAGCTTGCAGAGAGTCATCCATCAGCTCGCTTTTGGAAGAGATAATGACAGGCAATAAAAAAGGCAGTCCTAAGACTGCCTTTTTTAACTGATTAAGCCTAGACTCTTTCTAAGAAGTTTTGAGCGTAAGCTTCTGGGCTGTGGTCGATACTAATACCACCAAAGCTCTGTGCGATAACTTCGATAAACTCTTCAGCATCTTGAACCAACGCTTCAAAAAGCTCTTGGTCTGTGGCATCGTTATCCAGTGCATCGTAGTTGTCGTGGTTAGCATTAAAGAACAGATCGCTAGTGAAAGGGTCTACCCAAGTCTCTACTTTTCTTTCAATCAAGTTTGTCATATTTTTCTCCGTTTGTTTATAACAAAGACAGATTACTACTTTATGCACATATGTGCAAGTTTTAATATAGACCTAAATCTACGATACCTTCTGTGGGTTGTTTGGCTGTCTTGAGAGTGGCGATGCCTTTGTTGACTATGCCACCTTTTTCATAATTAGTGCCTTTGTTCTTGTTCATGTACTTTATCAACTGGTCAACGTATTGATCGTCTGCAACTTCGTAAAGTTTTGGGTTCATCATTAAAGAACCAACTTGTTGTTGATAAGGTAAAAGCTCACCTGATACATTTTTTGTTTGACTCAGATTTTCAAAAGTTTTTGGAAACATAATTTCTGGTGGCACACTTTTTTTAAGACCACCAAAATATTCTCCCGGTATCGCTGTATCGTAGCTTTGATGTGTCAATTCAGGAAAGGTAGGCTTGGATGGGTCACCTTTAAAAATACCAAATCCTGATTCGCCTGTTTTAATGTTCATAAGGGATGGCTCGTTTACAGTTTTTAAAACGTCATCGTAAATTGGAAATCCTAAATTTTGCCAACGTGGTTTTTTCATTTCTTCAACCACAATTTTTCTTAAAGCCCCAGCTCCTTTTCTATCAAAATTTCCAGTACCTAGCATCTGATTAAATATTTCATCGCTATCTAAACCAACAAAATCTGGTCTACCTTCTTGGCTTTTGCCAATACCCTTTTTAATTGTGTCGTTAAAAGCTTTGATGTGTTTTTTTGGAATCTGTAGAGCTGGCAGTTGTGCAATCATAGAGGTTACGACTGGTGCAGAGAAGTCTACTGACTCTCTACCCATGGCTGAATAAACACCATATGGTTCCAATCCTGTTTCGTCAGCTGCAAGAATCATATTCATTTGTTTTTTATTGGCAGCGTCTTCCATAGATGCCCAAGCTTTACCTGTAGTAGCGTTTTCTATCATGTAGTTAGGACCGCCTTGTAGGGGTATTCTTTGATTAAGAGGTACGCCTTTGATGTCAATAATTCCTTGTGACGCTACAGTAGAGCGATCTCCAACCACTGGAACCAATACTTTTCCTAACAAATCTTCAGGTGTTTTGATATTTCTTTGTGGTGCAATAATTTGTGGGTCAGTGTTGTTGTAGATTCTTAGCTCTTCACGTTTTCTGATCGCTGGAATGCTCAGTCCTTTTTCAAAAGCATTGGCTCTGCTGTTGATAAGTTGTTCAGTGACAGGGTTTCCTGTCTTGCTGTCGATAGAACCAACTGGTGGATGTTCGTCAATAAAGTTTTGTTTTAATGTTTCTTTGCTTGTTCTATCTTTGTTGGCTTTAATTGGTGCTTTAGTCTTGCTACCAGCTTTCATAGCTCCACCAACAGCACTTATGAGTTTAAGTGGAGTACCAGCAGTCATCCCAACTACAGGACCAGCAGCGTATGTTGAATCTCCAGCTACACCTATGCCTTGTAAAAATGCATCTAAGTATTCACCTTCTTTTATGTTTTCTGAAAATGATGGATAGTTTTCACCAGTAAAAGCTTCTGATACTTCATCGCCTCCGGGTTGTCGGTATTTTCCTGACGCTTCAAGAATACTTGCACCGGGAACCATCATGCCAGCAATGTTTGCTTTCTGTGCGTCAGTTACATATTTGTCTAATACTTTTTGTAGTAGTAATGATTCAATGGACATTGCACAATTCTATCACCTAAAACAAGGACCAGTAAACCAAACTACGACTGCATAGCGTTCACCAGAGGTAATTGGTTTGATTTTGTGAGGTATAAAGCTACTGAAAGCTACGACATTGCCAGCTGTAGGTCTTTGGCAAGACCCTGTTTCACTGGTACGAAAGCATATCTCACCACCCTCATAGCCATCATTCAAAACTATGGTCACGCTGACTTTTCGTGATATGGACTTCTCGCTGGAGTCTAGGTCGATATGGTAGCTATAACCATTAGAAGGAGCTTTGTAGTGGAGTATCTGTGCTTTCTCTATGCCAGTCAGATCGTACTTGAAGTAGAGGTTAACCATTTGAGCAACTTTTTGTAATATCTCATATAGATTTTCAGCTTCTTGCTCAATATGATAAACGTCTGCATCTCTGATGGAAGTGTCTGTTACTTCCTTACCATCTTTGTGAACCTTACCTTTGACTGGAATCGCATCTACAAGGTAATCCATGAAGGCCTGTACTTCTTCACTGGATAGAGCCATGCCTGTGACTCCATGTTTTGAGGTGTTCATTTGTACATCAGCTCATAGGTAGACCAATTCTTCAACAGTATGTCTAACCAGTCATCCATAGACATGATAGCCATTTTTTGGTTGTCTACCTCCCATTCAGGATTTATGGCGTAAAAGGGTATAGCCACTCTTGTGGGAACACGATTGAACTTAAAAATCAGGATGGGTATGGTTCCTTCGTTGTTAGCTGATTCACAGACTTGTCGCCACCATTCTGGTTTGAGCCAGTTACCTTCTTTGTAATGTTTGCACTCAATAGAATGAAATGGAATGTTTATGTCAGAAAGGTTCTTGGTTTGATACTGGTCGAGGTTTCGCTTACAAGTTACATCAAAATTATTTTGCAAAAAAAATTCGTTTAGGATTCCTACTACCTTTCTCTCATAACTCGCACCCTTGGTTCTTGAATTGATTGGCATGGTCAGGATTTTTTCGATCTAACTTTTTTTATATACATGTGCAAAGTATAGCACTTCTAAAGTGCAATGAGATTTTTTGGTGATTGGGTGTACTCAACTTAGTTATAACTGTAAAAATATTTGCGTGTGTCATATATGGGTGTGTGGGGCCTAATCTAATACTGGTCTAGCCAAAAAACTCAGTCCATAGGGTTCCTTTGGAGCGTCTGGATAACCAGATTTGATAGCGTGTTGACCCTGTGTTCACATACTTGCACAATCTAGCAAGTAATTGCACATTACAATACAGCTGTAAGTCATTGATTTCATTAGCTTTTTTGGTAAAAAGTGAATTTTTCTGGATTTTCAGAGCTGTTCTGTGAGAGAGGCCTATTACTTAGTTGCAATCCTACTTATCCTTCGGTGAGTAATCTGAAGTCTCTGCTCCTAAAAGCTTGCCCAGTCTTTCCTTGATCTGGTCTTTACTCATGTTGTCTAAGTTGGCGTTTATGTTCAGACTTTGCGACCTATTGATAGACAAACCAGCGAGTTGATTGAGCTCTTTGATAGCTGAT